AAGAAACTTATATTTTACAAGTTCGTGCATTTCATCCTTGCTATGACCTAATTCTTTGGATAAAATGTCGATATAAACCCAATATAACTTATTCTGCTGCAAACTTCTTGAACTCTTTTGCTTTTCGATTGTAATAACCACTCTTTTACCCTCCAAGTGTGCTAATTCTTGGAGGATATTTTGAGTAGTATTTTTTTGCAACTTGCCATCTTTAACGGTGCTGAAAAAAGTTGATTTCATTACTTGATTTGAATGTTTTGATTAATCTGCAACCTTGCACCGATAACTACCTCACCTTTCTTGATGGCTTCTTTAATGGCTGTTTTATCAATTGTGTAAGTTGTTTTTTCCTTTAAGAATTGTGCAGGTATTTCAGCCTCATTATCAATTTCAACTGATTCTGATTTACGAAAAGATATTTTTAAGGTCGGAGTTTCTAACTTATTAATCTGATACAATTGCATCGCATTAGATACAGTTGTTTCCAATCGTTCAATAGTTTTAAGCCTCGCCTTTTTTAGTTCGCCTAATCGCTTTATTTCGGCATCAATGATTGAAACATCGGATTCCATTTGCTTAACAACAAATCCGTATCCTCTTGCTTTTTGTTCAAGTTGGTCCTGGTTGATTGTTAATTGCAATTCGAGTTCGGGAGAACATTCTCCTCCCGATTCGATTAGTTGATTTGCAAATTCTAAATACTCTTTTTCGATTTGATAAATATTTAAGTTGCTCATAAGATTAAAATGGTAAGTCATTAACTTGGTTACTTGTATGTTCTTCAACATCACTTGGCATCTCAGTATGGCTTGGATTCATTATTGCCACATATTCCAAAGATGTCATCATTTTGCTTTTAATAAACTCAGGCAATGAGTTAAATTGGTCTGTATTGAAATCGTCATAAGACAAAACAAAAGTAGGATTCATTTGAGTTGGGCAAATCATACCTTTAGGCATTGGAGTTATCCCGGCAATCTCTTCATAAATTTTAGTTGCATCCTTTTTGCTTGGCTTGTGAATGATGTTAAGCATACAAGGAACACCAATTAATTTTGTGATGTCAAAGCATTTTGCTTCTTCTTCGGTGAAGTCTTTACCTCTCCAAGATTTAAGCATTGCCCTTAATCCGCTTTTTTCGTGCATTGACAAAGTAAATTCTTTGTCAATTACTAAGGGTTGTTCACCCTTTTCTTCGTTAAACACTTTTAGTTCAGTTGGTAGTTCCCAACCTATTCTAACTTTGTTTAGGATTTTCTTTTCTCCTAAAATGATTTCTTGAACCGTTCCGATTTGAATCATCTTGTAGCATCTTGCTATGTAGTTTGATGCTGGGATTAGTTCTCTTGAAGTCGAACCATTACTTGTTGCATTGATTGCCATAATTGTTTTTTTTGATTGTTAGTGATTATTTTAATTGTGATGTAACATAGTCAATAGCTTCTTCTTTTGTAGAAAAAACGTAATAAGAACTAATTAATTCCGATTTGTAATCTTCCAACTTGAACCAAATACTAAATCTGATTTCGTTTTCTGTTACTTCGGCATCAATTCGCCAAATTTTACCACTTTTTAATTGGTTATCCTTTAAATAAAAGGCTTCTTGCCCTATCTCATAAGGCAATTCAATAATTGTTGTTTCCATTTCTGTTTTCATTTTGATTGTTTTTTTTAGGTGATTATTTTAGTGTTTTGTAATAAACTTCGTGTTCTTCAATAGTTTCAAATACTTGCTGCAACTTGTCGTATAGTTGCTCAATCCTTGCATTCTCAAGTAAATTAATAGTCATGTATGAATGTCTATCTTCCTCGATTGGTTCACCATCAAATTGAGTAAGTCTGTCAATCCTATCAATGTACTCAAATGTTAAGATGCCATCTTTAACCCAAAAATCTACATGCTGATTGTCGGGAAAATGAAAGCCATTCATAACTCGTGCCTGTCTGAACATTGCTACCTGAGCAAATGTAACCAATGGCAAGTAAGGGTCAACTGTTGTTTGTGTTTGTGTTTTTTCTAATGTGTTCATAGTTGTTTTTTTTAATTGTTAATTGTTGAATGCAAAAGTATAAAAATATATTAATATATCAATACTATTGATAAAAATAAATTGCAAATAATTGTTAATCAAGCTAATTAATTTTTAACTCAGCTAATTTATCTAAGATAGAATTGTTATCAAAATCATTGCTTCTAATCTTTTTTTCTACTATGGCCCTAAACTCTCTCAGCCAATTAATAGGATAACTAAATACCTTATAATCTAAACTCAATTTCTTTAGATTGTTAAAATTATCAAGGCCAATTTTTTTAATTAAATTTGGTGTGTACTCAGCAAGATTTCCATCGTTATATTGGTTGCAATTTACACACTCTGCTGAAACATTAAATGGGTGAAATATAACACCGCTAAATATTTCACATTTAAAATGGTGTCCTCCGTCTATTTTATTGTTATTAAAAGGCTTTTCACAGGCTATGCAAGTATTTATATTATTTGCTTTATCTCGTAGTACACACCACCTTTGAAATGGTTTTTTTGTCAAGATTAATTCTTGTTGGTAGGATCGTGTTTCCTTTTTTTGCTCACGTTTAAATTTAGGCCAATTAGCATTAGCTTTTTGCTGCCATTCAATTGCAGATTTGTTTTTTGCTTCTTTCTTTTCAATTATCTTCTTTGCCTTTTCTTTGGCCTCAGCTTGTTTTTTTTGCCCCTCTGGTGTATGTATCAACCAAGTTATGTAATGTGATTGATTGACTTGTTTTTGACCTAATTTAGTAGGAACAAACTGAGCACCGCAACCACAATTACATATCTTAATTTTTGCCATCAAACAAAGTTAAGCACTTACCGGCATACTTTCTAATCTCTCCTGCCAATATACTATGCCATTGATAAATGTTTCGGCCTCTAAACATTTGTTGCTGAGAAATGGCAACTTTTCGCCATCTTGAGTAGTTATTAAATATTGGCCCAAGATTGTCTTATAAATAACAAATCCCTTATATCCAAATCTAACCTTGCCACCTTCCCAATTATGCTCAAATGCAACTTGCAAGGCATCTATCAAGGCTTTATTCTCAGGCAAATATCCATCCATCGCCTTGTCGTACATCTTGCCATAATGGATTATTGTAGCGTGGTCTTTTCCTATCAGTGAACCATACAAATCTAAGCTAATATAATCCTTAAACTTAAAATAAGCCATGTAGCCTATAACTTGTCGCTTCATCACTATGTGCCTGAGCCTACTCTTATTGACAAAAATAGTTTCAAAATCCGTTCCAATGGAATCCAAAAGGTAATCTAAATATTCTCGAATTTCACCCTCAATGATGTTGTACTCTCTTTTTTCTTTTAGTTTTCTTCCTGCTTTTTGCATTGTTTTATTTTTTGATTGTTAGTAATTCATTGTTAGTTGTATGTCTATGCTTAATTTGTCAGCGTAATGGCAAAGCAAGTAATAATCTATTTTGCCTTGTTCAAATTCGTTCAGTTTCTTTCTGCTTACTCCAAGCCAGTCAGCCATAAACTTTTGAGAGAATTTTGACTCTTTTCTCTCTTGTATCAAAATGGAAACAATTGACTGATAGTTTTGCAGCCCTTGTACACTTTCGGTTACATCTTTATTCATAAGTTATTGATTAATAATTAATACTACTAATTGAGTAGTTACCGGCAAGCGTAGCCGCGCACGATTAACAGCAAACAGGGCTGAATATTACTACTATCAGTCGGGTTTGGTGTTTTATCTTCAACGGCAAGCCACCGGATTTTTCCTGCATATCTAATTTCCGCGCCTTGGTCCTCTAAAAATGAAATTACTCTCACTTGGTAAATAGGGAAAATCAAAACGCTTGTATTTCCTTTCTCTGCTTCTACAAGTGCTTTTCTTGCCCACGCCATCGGGCCTATTTTCTTTTTTCCTGGTTCCTTTGCCATTCCGGTAAATGGAGGATTAACCCAATTTGATTTTCCCCAATCCGTTTCTAAACCATCAAATCCTTCAGGGCGCGGAAAAGGGCATGGGTCAAAATCAAACTTAAATTCATCATTAAGCGGTCCGTATTTATCCGGTGGCATAAGCCAATAATGTTTTTGGTCAGCCCTGTTACTGGTATCAATAAATTCAACACCTAAACGAACGCCAGCCGGTAACACGCGGTATAATTCATGCCGGGTGTCGGTGGTTTCGAAAAGTTCTTGCTGTTTATTAAGTGTCTGCATAATTGATTGTTAAGTGTTATTAATCCGGCACGAAATCATACCGCCATTCGTTATGCGTAATGCTACCGACTACCATAAAGTCATTTGTGCTATAAAATTTTTAAACCTTGCTTCCTGCTTATCAAAATAGTCCTTATCAATTTCGCAGCCAACAAAATCCAGCCCTGCTTTATGGCAAGCAATTCTACTACTACCCGACCCTAAATGAGTATCTAAAATCACATCGCCTTCCTTTGCGTAATTTTTTAAAATCCACTCATACAAAGCAACGGGTTTTTGTGTAGGGTGTATTCTAATCTCTTTATCTTTCATATTCTGTTGTAGCATACCATTCCAAGTATATTCAAAAACCCTTACACTTTTATGTGTGCTACAAATTGCAACTTCCGCTTCACCAAAGGCAGTCCCGTTTTTTTGCCAAACAATCACACCACCGCAAAGTCCTAAAAAATTACCGCCCCACACGATTTGATTTTTAGATACTCTTTCCAACTCAATGTAGTATTCGTCATCAGGTGCAATGTTTTCAAACAGCTTGTAATTTGTTCTTTTGGTTGCTTGCTTACCCTTCTTTTTGTTGTCTGCTAAACCTATTGCATCAATATTACCGTATGGTGGGTCAACGATAGCAAGGTTAAAAAATTTATCAGGGTATCGTTTCATAACAGCGATACAGTCCTCATTGAAAACCGCACTACGCATAACAGCGGTTTTGCAAAATGGGGGGTTATGTGCTTCTATCATACTTTTGTACTTAAATTAAACATTCGTGCTTCTAATCGGCTTTTGTGGGTTAAATCCCCCACTTCGCAAAGCCGCAAAACGTTATCGGCAACCCTAAGACACATCTCCGTAAGTTTTGACAAAGTATTCATCTCTATTACAAAAATCGTTTCTATGTCCATTTATACCATCACCATAAGCATCTTTGACTTGTTCCATCATCATTGCTCTTGCTTTTTCTAATTTCTCTTTAAAAATCCAACTTGGAATTTCAATTAAATAAGTGTTTTCTCTTGGAGAAAAATCATATTCAATAAGTTGTTCTACTAAATAATCTACTGCGGTTTGTTTCATTTTATGTTGTTTTTTAAGTTAATCATTCCGAAAGAAGGGCAGCCGATAACAGCACATACACGCTATTTTCCCTCCCTCAGCCCAACGCTCACAGCGTGTATCTGCCAACCGTTAGGCGAAACCCTAAACCGACCACTCCTCCAAGTTGAACACTAAGAAAAGTTCGCCACTATCCCAACCAGCAGTAAATCCAGCAGTTGAAATTTGTTTGTTTTCATCGTAAGCCTCTTTTAAAAGACCATACGCTTTATTTTTCAATGTATTAATATCTGGAACTCCTTTTCGTTCTTGACCTGATTCATCTTTACCAAATGACCAACACCAATTAAGTGCAGT